GGGTTAAAATATTAGAAACACAGTCATCTTTTGAGAGTTATATAACAGATATATTAAACAATTGTAAATCAAATAATATGTGTCCAAAACTAATTGAATATTGTGAAATGAAACTAGAAGAAAATGGTAATCGGGGAATCATGAGTGAAGACTTTCAAAGATTCAATGGATTGAAAAAATTTATGTAAATAAATTTATGTAAATTAATAATAATATATATAATATAAAATGGATAAGGCAATAAATCAATTGGGACAAATAGAAAGCAATTATATTGATAGATTAAGAAGAATTGCCCCACTACTATCAGACAAAGAAATATTGGAATCAGTTGCAGCAAATACACCAAATGCTGCAAATATGGGCAAAACAATGAAAAGTGAGGCTGCATCAAAATTAGGAATATTTAATAAACCTGAAGTACAATCACCATCTGCTCAAGATTTATCTCAATTTATGGTACATATGGAACCAGAACCAGAAGCACCAACAGCTCAAGATTTTGCTCAATTTATGAAACCTATGGAACCGGAACCACAACCAGAACCAACATATCAAGATTTCTCTCAATTTATGAAACCGAGACCAAGAGCTAAATTTAATCAACCATCAACACAACCTCAAGCACCAAAAGCTCAAGCACCAAAAGCTCAAGATTCTGCTCAATCTATTGAATTAAAAAGTAAATTATTATTGGACCTGTTTAAAAAAATTGAAGGAGGGTACCGGAGGGCAACAGTTAGTGAAGTTAATGAAGTGAGAGATTTATTAAATAGTGGAGCAAATCCAAATATTAAAGATGAATATGGTTATCCATTATTACATGATGCTTTATTACATGCTTCACATAAAGAAAATCATGAAATTGTAAAATTATTACTAAAAGCTGGTGCTGAACCTAATATTAAAGATAAATATGGGAATACAGCTTTAATGGCAGTGCAACCAACAGACGTCAAAACATTTAAATTACTACTAGAATCTGGTGCAAATCCAAATTTACCATCTATGTGGGGGTCAGAAGTTAGAACATATCCTATACACAGTGTGTTAGGGGATGAATATGTTGATCTAGGCGATTTTTATAAAAATCGACTTGAATTTAAAGAAAAAAAATTAGAAAGTCTTAGATTATTACTACAATCTGGTGCAGATCCAACTGTGAAAAATTATGATGGTAGAAATGCTTTAGAATTTGCTCGTTATAATTATGATACATATGGTCCAAAAAGTGGATTTTTTATAGAAGAAGTAGAATTAATTGAAGAATATATGGAACGAATGAATAGAAAAATGAGTGGAAAAGTATCTGTTAAAGAAGGCAGAGTTTTTACACAAGCAGGATTAGGTCGTAGAAGGTCTCGTAAAAAGAAAAAATCAAAAAATAAAAAATTGAAAAAAGGTGGCAAACGTAGTAATAAAAAAAGTGGAAAAACCTTGAAAAAGAAAAGAAAATAAATTTATGTAAATAAATTTATGTAAATTTATAATTGATCTAAAAATTCTTGTATATATGTCACTAATCTATCATTATTACTATCATAATTATTATTCATTTTATTAAAATTTAAAGTTGGTTTAGAATCTAAAGAAATTAAAAATCTTAAGAATAATGATTTATCTTGTAATTCTTCATTAAACTTTTCTTTATATTTTTTTTTAAGTGTATTAAATATATTTTTAAAATATAATGATATTTTATGTAATATTTCAGTTAAATTATAATCTGTAAAATTAGTTAATAATTCTTTTATTACATCTAAATTAATCATGATTAGCAATATAGTATTAGCATCTGCTGTACACTCATTCTTATTCTTATGAGTTTCAAATGTAAATATTTGATCTAATGGTAAATCTAGTTCTATATAATCATATCGGAATTCAACACTTACTCTATCATTATCTTTAAATCCCACATGAGGTATATCTGTACGAAATGCTAATACATCGCCTTCTATCATATCATAAGTATATAATATATTTGGATTTATATTTGGTTTTGTATCATCTCCTGTATCATCACTTGTTTGTATTTCTAATACATTTGGAAATTGTACACTTTTTTCTTGAAAAAAAGGTGTTAATCTACCTGGAAATTCTACGAATGAATAATTACCACTATCATCTTTTTGTAATGCTAGATCGTTTTTTTGCATATCTCTTAAAGTATCTGTATTATATTTACTATGTTCATCATCATCAATAATATCAATAAATCCCATAGTTTTTATATTAGGTGAACCATATAATAATAACCATAAATTTATAGATTTTGAATTGTTATTACTAATAAATTTTATTCCATAATTATAAAATTCATTAATATAATGATATTTAGAATTTAATCCATCAACACATCTCCCCATTAAATCTTTATTTCCATAAGGATTATCTATACTATCATATGGAATAAATTTTTGAAAATCCATATGTAATATTTGAAATGGGTTAATAGCCGGAGAATACTCATATTCATTAGGTCTCCATGTTTCTGCATTCCATCCTAATGTAGTTATTGCATTTTGTCGAATTCGATCAAAATTAGAAAATGGAATAGTCCTTATTTGATCTCTTGTCACAGTTATACTCCATTTATTTTCGTTCCATCCTAATAAATTTGCTGCTCTTTGTTGATCTGGACTTAAGTCAGACCAAGGTGTAGTCCGAACACTTGATATTCTTAGATTACCATTTGAAAATCTAGACAATATAATTTTACCATTAATATAATATAAACCATCAGTTATTTTATGTAAATTACTATCTGGATTATTCTTTTCAATAAACATTTTAAATAAATATTCTGCATATAAAAAACCAGAATCATTGTATTCGTCACTTAATTGGATCTGTGTTGTATGATCAACATCGACAAGTTGTGAAAATTTTTGAAATCCATCACTTTCTAATGTTTTAACTGGATTTTTAACATTTACAAAACTACAATTTTGTGCACAAAGATCAATAGTATGATATCTTTGACAATTTTCAAGATCATTTTCAGAAAATCGTGAACAACTACTATGACATCTTTCATTTTCGGGATTGAGTAATTTTACCATGCTACAACCATAATTTACATCACAAGTTTCCGATCCTAATACTTCATTAAAATTATTTACATTAGTTGGAACATTAATATTTACTATATCTACATCTGCCTGATTTAATTCCATATATCTTTTTAAATTTTTACGAGCATCATAAATATTAACATCACCATATACAAAATATATATTTGGATTATCTGGATCTTGATATACTGGATTTTCTTTGACTGCTAATGTACCACTTGTTTCTCGTCTTATATCTGTTTCATCAATTTCGCCATCAACTAGTATAAATCTATATTGAGGTATACCAATACTAAAACCATTTATATTGTTGTTTATTATGTAAAGTATTATACCAATTAATATATACAATAAATATATAATCATATAATATATTATATTTTAAATTTGAAAAAATTAATATATAAACAATAAACAGTAATAATATATATCGTTAATATGTCTTTGGAAGAGTATAAAAAGAAAGAATTATCTCAACAAATCTTAGATGAACCCGACACATATGTTGGTGGAACAGATATGATTGAAGATACTCTACCAGTTTTTAAAGACGGAAATATTGTAGTCAAAAATACACAATATATTCCAGCACTTATTAAATTATATGATGAAATTCTTGTTAATGCAAGAGATCAAAAAGTAAGATTAGATGAATCAAAAGATAAAAATATTATCAAGGTCACTAATATTAAAGTTGAATTTGATCCAGAAAAACAAATGTGGTCAATTTACAATGATGGCAATGGTATTGATGTTGCAAAGCATCCAAGTGAATGTGATGAAAAGGGTAAACCTATTTGGATTCCTGGATTAATTCTTGGTGAACTATTAACATCAAAAAATTATAATAAAACGGGTAAAACAACTGGTGGGAAAAATGGTTTCGGTGCTAAACTTGTTAATCTATTTTCAACATGGTTTCAAGTAGAAACAGTTGACCATACAAGAGGACTTAAATATATTCAAGAATTTACAAATAATATGAGTATTAAGGGAAAACCAAAGGTATCTAAAGTAAAGGGCAAACCATATACAAAAATTTCATGGATTGTTGATTTTAAAAGATTTGGTATCAAGAAATACAATGATGATATGATCGATATGATGATTCGTAGGATATATGATATTGCAGGAACAACAGATAAAAATTTAAATTTATATTATAATCGGGAAAAACTAAAGATTAAATCATTTCAAAAATACATCCAATTATATACAGGCGATAATGATATTGTATGTGAATGTATTCATAGTAGATGGGAAATTGGTGTATCTGTTAGTAAAACAGATAAGTTTGAACAATATTCATTTGTAAATGGTATTTATACACAGAAAGGTGGAAAACATGTTGATATGATTGTTAAAATGATTACATGTAAAATTGCAGAATATATTAAACGGAAACATAAAAAAGAAATCCCTGAGAATTATATTAAGAACTATCTGAAGGTATTTGTCAACAGTATAATTGAAGATCCATCATTTGATAGTCAAAGTAAAGAGCGATTAATTACACCAATGAGTAAATTTGGCAGTAAACCTGAAATAGATAATAAGTTTATAAAAAAAGTAATTGATAATTTGGATATCATTGATAAAGTAATATCATTTGCAGATTTTAAGTTAAACAAAGAAGCAAAAAAAACAAATGGACAAAAAGTAAATCGTTTAAGAAATATTCCTAAGTTAGATGATGCAAATAATGCAGGAACTAAATATAGTGATAAATGTACACTTATTTTAACAGAAGGAGATTCTGCTAAAACAATGGCAATTAGTGGTTTAAGTGTAATTGGACGAGATAATTATGGTGTATTTCCATTAAAGGGTAAAGTATTAAATGTTAAAGATGCATCACAAAAACAAATTATGGATAATTCAGAAATTACAAATATTAAGAAAATTTTAGGATTAGTTGAGGGTAAAGAATATAAAAATACAAGTAGTCTTAGATATGGTAAAGTTATGATTTTAGCAGATCAGGATCATGATGGGTCTCATATTAAGGGATTAGTATTAAATATATTTCATACATTATGGCCATCTCTATTAAAGAATAATTATGTCTTATCTATGATTACACCTATTGTTAAAGTAAATAAAGGTAAAAATATTCATTCATTTTATAATTTAACTGATTATGATAATTGGCAAAATACGACAAATGATTATAAAAAGTATAATACTAAATATTACAAGGGTCTAGGAACTAGTACAGCATTAGAGGCGAAAGAATATTTTAAAGATATGAAAAAGAATGATTATTCATGGACTAACGATAGTGAAATGAGTATGAATTTAGCATTTAAGAAAGATTTGAGTGATAAACGTAAGGAATGGTTATATGGTTACGATAAAAACAATATTGTAGATGGTTCGGAAACGAATATTTCAATCGAAAAATTTGTTAACAATGAATTAATTCACTTTTCAAATAGTGATACACTAAGGTCTATTGGATCAATTTGCGATGGATTAAAACCAAGTCAACGTAAAATTATATATTGTTCATTTAAAAGAAAATTATATTCAGAGATTAGGGTTGCTCAACTTGCAGGATATGTAAGTGAAAATGCAGCATATCATCATGGCGAGGCATCATTACAATCTACAATTATTGGTTTAGCACAAAATTATGTTGGAACAAACAATATCCATTTATTATTACCAAATGGTCAATTTGGCACAAGAATTATGGGAGGACATGATTCGGCAAGTCCCAGGTATATTCATACTGAATTAAATCCCATTGTGGATTTAATCTTTCCTAAATCGGATTTTGAATTATTAACATACAATGACGATGATGGTATATTAGTTGAACCAGAATATTATGTTCCTATCATTCCAATGGTATTAGTAAATGGTATGAAAGGTATTGGAACTGGATTTAGTACAACTATTCCACAGTATAATCCTGTAGATATTATTGCAAATATCCATAATAAATTAAATAAAAAACCATATCATATCATTGAACCATGGTATAATGGATTTACTGGCACAATTTCTAAAGTAAATGATGATATGTATATTACAAAAGGAAAATATAATATACTAAGTAAAAATGTATTATTAATTACAGAATTACCAATTGGTAAATGGACGCAAAATTATAAAGAGTTTTTAGAAGGATTAATTTATGATAAAACCAAAAAACAAAAGTTTTACATTTTGGATTATATAGACCATTCGACAGACAATACTGTTCGATTTGAAGTCCGGGTTGAACCTGAAGTATTAATTAATATTAAATGTAATGTTGAGCGACATACAGATACAATTGAAGATTTATTTAAACTGAGTTCGACATTATCATTAAGAAATATCCATTTATATGATAGTGGTGGAACAATTAAAAGGTATAAAAATATTTATGAAATCTTTGATGAATACTATTTGACAAGATATAGTTTGTATGTTAGGAGGAAAATATATATATTAAAATGTATAAAATATCAATTAGATTTAAATAGTAGTAAAATGAGGTTTATTGATGATGTTATAAATGATAAAATTATTGTATTTAGGCAAAAAAGGGAAGTTATTGTTGAAAGATTAAAAGAATTAGAATACCCTCTTAATATAGATAAATGTTTAGATATGAATTATAGTGTAGAAAAATGTAAAACTGGATATAATTATTTAATTCAAATTCCATTGTATCATCTAAGTATAGAAAAAATAGATGAATTAAATGGTGAAATTAAAAGATTACAAAATGAATATGATGTATTAAATGATAAAACTGTTGAAACATTGTGGTTAGATGAATTAAAACTATTAATGGATAAATTATAGATAAATTATCAAAGTTTAAAAATATATTTTTTTTCTAAGTTATTATATAATTATGGGAGGTGGATTAATGCAATTAGTTGCTTATGGTGCTCAAGATATTTACCTTACAGGTAATCCACAAATTACTTTTTTTAAAGTTGTTTATCGTAGACATACAAACTTTTCAATGGAAGCAATTGAACAAACATTGGCAGGAAATGCAGGTACAAGTGCAACTCAAACTTGTACCATTTCTAGAAATGGCGATTTAGTCTGTAAGGTATGGATAGAAGAAGGTTCTGGAACTAGAAATAGTAATGAGGGTTGTGCTTATACATATATAAAAAAAATAGATTGTGAAATTGGTGGTCAATTAATTGATAGACAAACAGGTGATTGGAATGCTATATGGTGGAACTTAACTACACCCGAATCAAAAGTAAATGGATTAAAAAATTCATTAATTGGTATATCTGGAACAGCTGATATAACTAAATCAAATAATGCATTAATATATTATCCACTTAATTTTTGGTTTTGTAGAAATGTAGGTCTTGCTTTACCATTAATTGCTTTACAATATCATGAAGTAACTCTTAAAATTACATATGGAGCAGTTGCAATTATTAGTTCGCCTAAAGTTTGGGTAGATTATATTTATCTTGATACAGATGAAAGACGTAGATTCGCCCAAGTATCACACGAATATCTTATCGAACAAGTACAAAGAGATACATTTCCAGGTGATAAAAAATCATTTGATTTAAAATTTAATCATCCAGTAAAAGAATTAATATTTGTAAATGATCTAAATTCTGCTAGCAGTGATACTTGTCAATTTGGTCCTATTGGATGTACAGACAACTTATTTACTACAACTACTACTGACTCATATTCAGATGCAGATGCAAGAACTATGAAATTAGTATTAAATGGACATGATAGATTTGCTCCACAAAATATGAAATATTTTAAAACATATCAACCATTAGAATATCATACAAGATGTCCAGCAATTGGAAATACACACACATTAATGTTTTCAGATATTACTAGTGGTGCCGCTGCTGATGGCACCGTTTTTCCATTGTTTGTTGCATTCTCACATATTAGAATTACAAAAGCAAGAATTATAACTACTGCCCAAGCTGCAAAGAATACGACAAATATAACATTAGGTAGTTCAAATGTTGAACCAGACACAACAGCAATAGCTTTAGGTAACACAATTGGTACAACAGGAGCTATTGCTGCAAAGGATACGACATTTATATCTCAAGAATTTAGTATTAATCCTACAGGCAATTTTTCGTGTATTGCTGCAGGTAAAGCTGTATATATTACAAATACAGCAGCAACTGATAACGATTTTAGAGCAAATCTTATTTTAGAATACGAAGAATTACCGACATTAATTGGAGGAAACCCTTCAAATAATTTAGCAAACATTTATTGTTATTCATTTGCTCTTAAACCAGAAGAACATCAACCAAGTGGGACATGTAATTTCTCTAGAATTGATAATGCTCAATTAATTTTTAATAACAATACAGGTAATTCAGATACAACTTTAAAAATATTTGCTGTTAATTACAATATATTAAGAATTATGTCTGGTATGGGTGGTTTAGCTTATTCTAATTAGTGAAAAAAATATAAATTATACAATTAATTATTTATTTATTTTAATTTATTTAAAACATACTCTTTTGTCCAAGTATTGCTATTTTGATCAATTTTAATATTCTTTTTACCATATCTCATATAGTAACCATAAGGTCCAATATGGATACAAATGTCTAAGTTTTTATGTTTACATATTTTTTTAGGAAATTGTATGATTTTTTCGAAATCATCTAATTTTATCATATCTGCTTCAATCTTTTTATATTTGAGATAACCTTGAATATTATAATTTTGTTTTCCATATCGTAAATATTCACCATATTTTCCATTTTTTAATACAACATTTTCATCATTATATCTACATAATATTTTATCATCGCTTTTTGTATTTTCTTTATTGCCGTTGCCCATTTTATTGCCCATTTTATTGCCCATCTGATCAATAATAATAGGATTGAATATTTCATAAATTTTTCTGATAACATCATACCAATCCATTTTACCATTTGATACTAAATCTAAGTCATTTTCAACATTTGCAGTAAAATTTGTATTTAACATATCAGGCAATACACTGTATAAATAATTATTTACAAGTGAACCTAAGTCTGTAACAACAATTCTTTTCTTTTGAACACCTGTTTTAGCACTTTCATCATATTCTCTAATATTATCATCTTTTAAAGATATACATTTTTGTGTTTTTTCAGTAGGTTCAATATCCCGGTTAATGGTATAATTACGATTATAAAGTGTATCAATTAAATTAGCATAAGTAGATGGTCTGCCAATCCCACTTTTTTCTAATTTTTTAACAATAGTAGATTCATTATAATATTGTGGTGGATTAGATTCTACATATTTACATACTGCATCTTTTAATTTACAAATATCAATATTTTGATATACACTTAATTCAACCCGTTCTAAGTCTTTTCCTGTATATTTAAGATATCCATCAAATTTCAATGATTTTACTTTTGATACAAAATATCCATAATCGATTAATAAATCATTTGTCATATGTAATGTTAATACATCAAATATGGCATCTTTCATATGAGACATTACTGTAATACGTTTAATTAATTCATATAACTTTTTATCACAAACTTCATATTCATCACTTAATACTGTATCTAAATTTGTTGGTCTCACAGCTTCATGTGCTTCTTGAGCCCCTTTAACTTTTTTACATTGTCTATTTAAATAATACTCTTTTCCGTACTCATTTGTAATGTTATCTTTTAAAGATTTCTTAAAATCATCTGAAATAAATGTTGAATCTGTTCTCATATAAGTAATTTTACCATTTTCATATAATTTTTGAGCAATATTCATTGTCATTTTAACTGGATAACCTAGTTCATTTTGTGCCCTTTGTTGTAATGTTGATGTAATTAATGGTTTAGGGGAATATGATTTTTCTTCTTCTAAGTTTCTTTTGAATACTTTAAAATCTCGGCATTCAATAATTTTATTTAAAATTTCCTTGATTAAGTTGTCGTCCACATTTTTAGTATCAAACTTGAATTGAGATTCAAAATCAATATCATCTGTATACATATTGCTATCAAACTTATAACTATATTTGGGTACATAATCATCAATTTCTCGTTCATGATCTTTTAAAATCTTTAACAAACAACTTTGAACTCTACCTGCAGATAAACCTTTTTTATCTGTTTGGATATGTTTCCATAATAATGGAGATACTTTATAACCAATATATAAATCAATAAATTGTCTTGCACGTTGAGCATTTACACTATTCATATCTAAAGTTGTAGGATTTTCTAAGGCATTTAAGATTGCCTTTTTAGATATTTCATTAAATTTAATACGATTATTTTTCTTGTAATCAAGTTTAAATAAATTGCCTGTATGCCAAGCGATTGCATCACCTTCTCTATCATCGTCTGCAGCTAATACAATATCACTCGTTTTAATACTTTTTAATGCTTCTACTACTTTAGGATTTGATACTTTATAGATAGGTGTGAAATCTTTTTCAATCATCTCATCAAGTTTACCTGTATCTAAACCATTAATATGACCAAAAGATGAACGGACAATGACATTTTTCGGGAAGAATGTTTGAATTTTTTTAGCTTTTGCAGGAGATTCAACAACGATAAGTTTCATATAGTAATATTAAATAAATAATTATTAAATATCAAATTTATTCTAAAGTGAATCTTTTGTCTAAATAAATAATTGGAACAATTATAAACATACCAACGACACATATTATTAAAACATTTTTATCACTAATATTATACATTGTAAATAATGTTGTTACAAATGTCCATATAAATATCCATAGGAATAATGTGAGTGTGAAATTAATCCAAGTATTTGTGTTCATTATAATTATAATATATATTTTATTATAATAATGATTAAATTTGTTGTCTTTGATTTTGATGGTGTATTTACTGATGGCTCTGTAATATTTGATAATGATAATAATATAATTAAACGATATAATGTAATTGATGGAGTTGGTATAAAATCTCTAAAGAATAAAAATATTGAGATTGGTTGTATATCTGGTTATAAAGAAAATCAATCACAAAAAAATATATTAGAACATTTAAATATTAAATATATTTCAATGGGATCAAATGATAAATTAAATATATTAAAATCATGGATAGAAGAATTAAACATTACATTAGAAGAAGTTGCATTTATGGGTGATGATATAAATGATATAGAATTAATGAATAATGTTAAATTAGTTGGGTGTCCTAAGAATGCACATAAAGATTGTTTAGAATTGGCACAATTTGTATCAGAGAAGAATGGTGGAGAAGGATGTGTTAGAGAGTTTTGTGATTATGTATTGGAAATAAATAATATTAAATTAATAGTTATTATACCCACTAGAAAAAATTCAACAAGAGTATTAAATAAAAATACTAGAAAATTTCATAATACAACATTACTTAATATAGTTTTAAATAAAATTATAACATTAAAAAATATATATAAAATAATAGTTTCTAGTAATTGCGAGGAAACAAATAAAATAGTAAATAAATACCCAAATATAATTTATGAAAAACGTGATGAAAAATTTTGTACAAGCGATTGTAAACCATCTGAATGGAATGTTGAAATTGCTAATTTAGTTAAAAAATATAAAGGGACACACGTATTATTCTGTCATTGTGTGTGTCCATTTATATTAGAAACTACATATAAAAGTATAATAAATAATTTTTATTATTATTATAATAAATATGATACATATATATTATCTTCAAAAATAAATGAATTTATATGGTATAATAATGAACCTATTAATTATAAATATGGTGAAACGATGCCTTGTTCTCAAGATTTACCAGATTATTTAATACCTTGTTGGGGAGCTGCTATATCAAGTGTAAATAGTATAATTAATAATAAATCTTTAATGGGTCATAATCCATATTTTATAAAAATTAATAAAATTGAATCAATAGATATTGATACAAATGATGAATTTGTTGTATCTGAATTATTGTATAAAAATAATTTAATAACCGAAGAAAAAATAAATATATATAACAATAATAAGTTAAATAATTTTGAAATATTAGATTGTACAATTAGAGATGGTGGGTATACAAATAATTGGGAATTTAATGATAATTTTGTAATTGATTTGTATAATATGATTTCTTCATGTAATTATGATTATTTTGAGATAGGATTTAGAAATTCATTAAAATGTGAAGGAAAGGGAAAATATTATAATATATCAGATAAAGAAATAGATTATATATATAATAAATCAGAAAATAAGTGTAAAATAGCAATAATGGTAACAATTGGTAGATTTAAATTATCTGATTTTAAAGATAAAAAAGATACTAATATTAGTTTAATAAGAATATTAATTCATAGAGAAAATCAATCATATAATATTAAAGAAGCAAAAATATGTGCAGAACATTTAATAGATAAGGGATATGAAGTATGTATTAATTTAGGCAATTCTGAAGTATTAACAATAGAAGAAGCATCCATAATTGATGATTTTTTTAAAGATATAGATATTAAATGTATTTATTTAGCAGATACATTCGGTTCAATAAATGAATATGATATAACTAAACTTAAAATTTTATTTGAACACAATAAAGTCGGATTTCATGGTCATAATAATAAAAACATTTGTTTAAATAATACAATAAATGCTATTAATGATGGATTTCTAATAGTTGATACTACATTTAATAGTTTAGGAAAAAATGCAGGTAATTGTCCAACAGAAAGTCTTATACTAACTTATTTTGATATAAAATATTTAGAATATATATTAAATATATATACCAAATATAAAGAAATATATGAAGGATCATTAAAAAATTTATTATATGAAATATCAGGGATACATAATATTCATTCAGATTATATGAATGAATTATTAGATTTAGATAATTCTGATTTATATAAAAATATACTTAAATTAATAAATTACTTTAAAAATAATAATAATATTAGAAATAATAGTTCTTATGATAAAAAACTTATTAAAAATATAATCTAATATATATATGAAACTATATAAATTCGTAAATAAATATAAATATGTAATTATTCTTATATTATGTATGTTGATTATATTATTTGTATTTTTTAATAATAATAAAGAATTATTTTCAGTAAGTACAGATGTAAATAATAAAGAAACTATTTTAGTATTATTACATCATGCTATAGGCGATAATATAATATATAGTTCTGCAATTAATTATTTAACAGAAAAATATAATGTTGAATTATATTCTACTAATACAAGAAATACTATCGATCAAGTAAAATATTTATATGAAGATAATAAAAACGTAACAATAAAATATATACCAGAACTAGATAAAAAATTTATATTAAATAAAGATGAAATAGATAAGTATTCACATGGAATTAAAAAAATATTAAAAGGCGGTGATTATATAAATAAAGTATGTAGAGGATTAGGTAATTGTTATTTAGAACAATATGATCATATAGGTGTTCCTAGAAATATTTTAAAAACATATTTCAATATAAGAACAACAGATAAATCAAAAGAAATATATAATAAAATTAAAAACGATAAATATATTTTTTATGAAGAAAAAGGATCTTCAGGAATTGTATTTAATATAGAAGATGCATTGAAAAAATTAAAATTAAATAAAGATAAATATATTTGTATTTCACCAAATAAAAACTTATATGATAAAAATCATAAACATTTTAATACAGCAAATCAATATTTATTCAAAGAAAACGATATAAATTTAATAGATTACAAAACTTTAATTGAAAATGCAAATTATAATATATTATCTGATACGAGTATTCATGCATTGGCATTATTTTTAGATACAAAATATGATAATAATTATTATTTAAGTCGTCATAATAGACATGAAAATTTTAAAGGGTTTATAGAATTTATGGATAAAAAACATTCATTTAAATATTTATATTTGAACTAATTTTGTATTACAACATAAAAAGAATTATTTAAATCTATTCCTGATATAAAATAATTTTTAAATTTTTTTGATTCACAAAATCCTTTAAATATATCTGGAGTAAAACAATGATAATGTTTTCTATTATTCCATGGTCTCCAATATTTTTGAGAAAAGTCAGGTAGATATAAAAATAAAACTCCATTATCTTTTATATGATTTATCCAATATTCAATTGTTTCTATCCAATTTTGTGTATGTTCTAAACAATGTGATGAATAAATATAATTTACTTTTTTAGTAGGCAAGTTATTTGCATGATATTCATCTGTATTATCATCTATATCAATACCAATTGAATCTGGTAATTTCCATTCCTCTTTACAATAACCAATATCATATCCTTCCCCTTTACATAAATGTTTAGCAAAAGGTATCGCAAATTGTGAAGCATTCCCCTCTGATTGAAACTTTAAATATTTATCATTTTCAAATTCAATAATCTCCATTTTATTACATTAATTATTTTATTATTGATTTTTAATCGTATTTATTATATTCGTTGAACTATATCCATCCACAAATGGTATAATTTTAACTTCTTCTACAAGTTCTCTGCCTATTATATCTTCTATTTTATAATCTCCACCTTTTACTAATATATCTGGTTTAACTTTTTTTATTAAATTTTCTGGAGTATCTTCTTCAAATGATATTATTTCATCTGCTATATCTAATTCTTTTAAAAAATTGATTCTATCATTTAATCGATTTATAGGTCTTTCCTTTCCTTTTAATCGTTTAATACTTTCATCTGAGTTAATACCAATAATTAATTTGCCTAGTTTTTTACATTCTTTTAAATATCTAATATGGCCTATATGTACAATATCAAAACAACCATTTGTAAATATTATTTTATTTTTATAATCTTTATTATTTAAAATATAACATCCATTCGTATTAACAGCAATACTTCCAATATTTGTTAATATATTTAATAAATCATATATATTTAATTTATTATTTGATAAATATACTGAAATAGCTGATATAATTGTATCACCACATCCAATTACATCAATTACTTCAGATGAAATTATATTCTTTTTAATTATTTTTATTTCATTATTTTCTTTATATATAAATCTCATACCATCTGAACCTAATGTGTTTAAAACATATTTAATATTGTATTCATTTAATAATTTATTTGAAAAATTTAAAATATTTGATTCATTGATAGATTGTTTATAAAAATCATTTGCTTCTTTTTTATTTGGTTTTAATAATGTACAATTTTTGTATTTAGAGTAATCTGTACCTTTCGGATCAATTAAAGTATCTATATTATTTTTATTGCATAAATCTATAATATATTGACATATATTAGTTGTTAATGAACCTTTTGCATAATCTGATAATATTACAATATTAATATTAGTAATAATACTTTCAATATATTGTTTAATATTATTTTCACTATTTATATCTATATCATTTATTATTTCTTGATCAAATCTTGAAATACATTGATTATTTGAATATATTCTATTTTTAATAATTAATTCTCTATTTTCTTGATGAAAATTTTCATGTATTATTTTTTCTTTAAATAAATCTGTTAAAGGTTTTATTGTTTTATTATTTATACAAGTTATTAAATATATTTTATCATAAAAATCATAAATATTATTTAATACATTTCCTAAACATCCAAGATTATCTGAAATATTATTAATATTTACAATAGGAAATGGTCCTTCTGGTGCAATTCTATTAATATTTCCTTGATAGTTTCGATCAATTACAATATCTCCAAATAATAATATATTCATTATATATATATGGATATATTTATTGATTTAGATAATACATTATGTAAAACTACTGATAGTGATTATGAAAATAGTACTCCAATTCAAGAAAGAATTGATAAAGTTAATAAATTAAAAGAAGAAGGCAATAAAATAACAATATGGACAGCTAGAGGACAAAAATCTGGTAAAGATTGGAAAGAATTAACTGAAAATCAATTAAAAAAATGGAATATACAATATGATAATTTATTAATGAATAAACCTTCATATGATAAATACATCGATGATAAGAGTGAAAATGTTGATAAATTATGGAGAATACCTAATACAAATAAAACTAAAAAATTACCTGTTAAAGAAGTCAAAAAAGGATGGGGTAAAGAAATATGGTTTGTTAATAATGATGAATATTGTGGAAAATTACTATGTTTTGATAAAGGGAAAAAATTTTCAATGCATTATCATATAGAAAAAAAAGAAACATGGTATATATCAAAGGGTAAATTTATATTAACATGGATAGATACGGAACATGGCAAAACATATTCTGAATATTTAAATGAGGGTGATGTAATTACAAATGAAAGAGGTGAACCACATCAAATGGAAGCATTAGAAGAAAGTGTTATATTCGAGGTATCAACCACGCATAAAGATTCTGATAGTTATAGAATAGAAAAAGGCGATTAAAAAATATATTATATATATATATATATGAAGAAAAATAATAATTATGGTATATTGATATTATTAAGTATATTTATTGCATTATTATTATGTATATATAATATTAAATCTATAGAACCTTTTACAAATGATAAATTAAGCGTAAATCAATGGACTAATAATGGCAATCCATTTTATTTAAAAGATGAAAAAATAATAATATGTGGAGGTGCACCTTGTATATTAAAAGGTGATAAGGCAAAATTAATAGATTCATATGATACAGTGATGCGTGTAAATATGAGTGATAGAATATTAAAAGATGAATATATCAAAGGTGCAGGTAGTAAATGTGATATATTTATTTGGGGTTTATATAATTATGATACTTTAGATAAAATTTTATTACATCCTAAATATAAAAATAGTTATCACATGATAACTGGATCACGAGAGAAAAATATAGATAAAAAATTTAAAAATATATTGAATTCAGATAAAAATATATATCATCGTGTTGAAGGAAATCATAGTGGTTTACATAAATTTAACAATTTATCTATTATTAAAATAGAAGATGACATGTTTACAAATGATAATAAAAATAAATTTCTAACAACTGGATTAATAACTATAATCACATTATTACTTAATAATTTCAAAGATATAACTATTACTGGATTTAGTTTAGAACACAATAATAAAGTTAGAGGTGAAGTATCTACAAATAATGTAAAGGGTATTCATCATAATCATGATTTTAAATTAGAAGTTCATATTTTAAATAAATTATTAGAACATAAAATTATAAAAACTATTGATGATTATTGTGATTATAAATAAATATATTAAATGATTTAATAAATAATGATGTAATTAAATATTTAAAATAATATTAAAATTATAAGTAATATGGATAACATTGTTGTAATTAGTAATAGTGATAGTGATAGTGATTATTCAGATGCATCTAGTGACCATGATACGAGAGAAGAGGTAATTTATGAAAATACACATTTTATGAATCATGTTATAGTTGAAGAATACGAAAAAAATAGAAATAAATTATTCACAAAAGATATTGAATCTAGATATCTATTAGTTGATACAAATAATATTCAAAAAACGAGTAGTTTTAATACAAATGATTATATTTATAATTTATATAGTCAAACTAATTCAGATAATCAAAATACGACAGGTGGTTATGGATCATATAAAAATGTTATAGGTTTTAGATTAATTAGAGCAATTATACCAAATACAGCATATACAATTAATGATATGAATAATAGTATCATATATAGTACAACAAGTGGTACAAGTGAAACAATTACTATTACATTAATTAATGGATATTATACACTTGATAATTTGGCAAATGCTTTTCCACCATCTGCAGATTTAGCAGATAGTAATATTTCGGGTGCAACAACTACAAATAATATAATAACAATATCAAGGGTAACAATACCTACCCCCGCAAATCATAAATTAAAGTTTCAATGCAATACAACAAGTGTAAATTTTAAATTTTTATGGAATACAAATGATAAGACAAAAAATTCAGCACGATTATTTGGATTTTATCCAGTAGAATCATCAACTGCAACATCTCAAACATCAGATTTTGTTCCAGATATGAGTAATCATTTTGTTGATGTAGTAATAGATGAAATACCTAAAATAGCATGTAAAGATAATTCAAGTGGAAAAAATACAATTGAGCGAATATATATGAATAATGATTATGGTTCAATGAAAATACATGAAAGTATAATTTATGGCGAACAAAATTATTTTTATCCTATAACATTAGAAAAATTAAGTATTAAATTATATAGTGATGACGGTAAAACACTATATGATTCACAAAAGGCAAATCATAGTTTTGAGTTTGAAATAACAACTTTAAAAAATACTAAATTAGTCGGATAATTATTATATATTTAATATAGTATATCTTATGGATTATAAATATATTGGTATAGGATCTGTCGTATCCATTTTAATATTATACTTGTATTTTCGTTCTGGTAACAAAAAAACAATAGTTGAAAAACGTACAGATGATGATACTAAATTATTATTCGAAAAATTACAAAAAAATGATAAAGTATTAAAATTATTATTAAGTCATACTATTAGATATCTTAAACGGGATAAATACAGTGATAAACAATTATTAGATAGATTAAATAAAGATTCATTATTTAATAAAGATTATGAAACCGTCCGAATATTAGTTGATACACATAATATATCTAATAAACATTCGAATAGTTTTAATCCAGGAAATTATGTATTTGATTTAGTATCTTCTGATAATAATTCTACTGGTGGATTTGGTAGATATAAAAATGTTATTGGATTTAGATTAATTCATGCAATAATGCCTAATGCAGCATATATAGTAGATGAAACAAATTGTAATATAATATATGAAGCAGATTCAGCTGTTTCAGGTAGTCAAAAAGAAGTAATTACTCTTACACTTACATATGGATATTATACACTTGATAATTTAATAAATGCACTACCATCTACCCTAGGTGCACAAACAACTACAAGTGATAATGATAATATGATAATAAGGTCTACTGTAACATACAATTCAACAACCCATAAATTTACATTTCAATGTAATAATAGTTCAACTTCTTTTTATTTCAATTGGAATACGAATTCAATTACAAGAAAAGCTGCTAAATTATTTGGATTTTATGTTGACGGACCAAGTACTACAAATAGCGCTACTTCCCATACATCAGATATTGTTCCAGATATGAGTATACATTATACTGATTTAATTGTTGATGAAATACCATATATTGCTTGTAAAAATAATCCAGCTGGACACCATGTCATTGATAGAATACCATTAAATGTTGATTATGGTTCAAATGTATCGTATGAACCATATAGAGATCAATGTCAAAATTATTTTTTACCTATTAGTTTAAATAAATTAACAATAAAATTATTAGAACCAATAAATAATCATTATTATAATCCACAAGACACAGATCATTCTTTAGAATTCGAGATAACAATGATAAAGAATGAAAAAAATGTTGGATTATTCAATTAATCTTTCTTAAGTAATTCATCTAGTTGTTTAATGACAAGACCAACCGGCAATAATTCTTCAGTTTTCCATTGAATTCTACCATTAGCAACGTCAATGATATTTCTTACATTTTGTATTAATTCTAAAGATACTTCAATATTTTTAGAATTTTCTTGAACAATAATATCTTTATTTTCTTCCATTATAATATCTTTGTTATTTGTTTCTTTAAATATTTTTGGAACATTTGTAATAACTTTACTATAATTTCTAATTTCATTGAAATTATCACTGTAACCATCTCTTTGAGTTGCTAGAATCGGATTAAAGCATAACCAATTATCTATAATTTGTAGTTTTTGTATATATTCATCAATATTATATTTAGGATTACTAGGTTCTACATATTTTTTAGATAAACTTGTATTTAAATTATCTAAATAATCATTGTAATAATGTTGTTTTACTATATAAGCATGGGTACAATTCGCATGATATACTTTTATTAAATCATCATTTTTAAAATTATAATTACCATTTCTTATCCAAGCACCTAAAAATAATACATCATATTCAGTATTAATATATTTTTCTATTTTTTCTATTGCAATTTCTGGATTTAAAAACATTATATCATCTTCAAATATACATACAAATGGCCAACAATTACTTTTTGCGATTTCAATACATTTTATGTGAGATTTAACACATCCAATTAATCCATTCGTATCTTCAATCGCATTTAATCTATTTGGGTTATTTATACCTATTTTATTCAATTCTTTTATACATTGTAAATTTCTTATTTCTCTTTTTTCAAGATTAATATAAAAATGATATTGTTGTATTTGATCCATAATATTAAGTTTTTAAATATAATTTTAAATATAATTATGGTTTTGTGGGCCAATTAATATTTGAAATTTCTCCAGTATATATATTAATTGTCGCCTCTTGTAATGTTATATCTCTTAATGATGTGCGATAAGATAACCAATCATTTTTAATAGTTGTTGATGCATGTGGATAATCTGATAATGTATATTTATCTGTTTCTAATAATAATTTATCTCGCTCATATCTTAATTCATTATAAGCTAAATCAGATGTTAAAGATATCCCTTTGGAGACAATTTCATTTTCACTTGGTTTTGTATATGTATTTAATACATTCCATACTAATGTAGAATATATATTATCAGTTATTGTAAATAATGAATCAGGACATAATAATGTAATGATATTTGAATACTCCATATAATATTATACAATATTATATTATACAATATTATATTATAATCAGTCCTCCGCATATAATAATCCTAAACTACTATCATTCGCGGCGGTACTAAATTCTGTAGCAGTAAATTCCATAAACCCGTATGATTTATTACGATATAAATATGCATATGCTCCATTCGCTTTAATTATAGGTGTGGCATATATAGTTGCGCCGATTGTTTGACCGGTTAAAGTAAATTTAATTACTACTGGTTCTTGAGCACTAGTATCATATACTGGTTGAATATCTGATAATAATGATGGTGTACCACTAGAATTATAATCTTGCAAATTAAAATATAATACTTTAGAATTAGGTCTTAATCTTACTAAATATAATGTGAATGTTACATTTTGTTGAGTTAACGTCATCTGGATTCTGAGGTCAGTACTAATTTCTAAAAATGATGTAGATATACTTAATATTGAAAGAGTTTTATATACTGAACGAGAATAAGTAACTATACCTGGCAATTTTATATTTGCCGATCCATCAAATGATACTCCACCAATAGTTCTGGCAGTTGTTAATGTCGCTGCACTCCCTGTTGTATCTTGATTTAATGTTCCAATAACTAAATCTATTGTTCCATCACCATCTTGATATGTTGCTGTAATACCAGTTTCTGTATTACTAGAAAACATATTACCAACAATGTCTTGAACTTGTTCATCTGTCAATTGAGTATTTGTATCTGCTGATGCAATACTTATACCACCATCACTATTAGTAATAGTAATATTTGAACCCGCTGTTAATGTTGCAACTGCCGGACCACTTGTACCACCAATTAATAATTCGCCATTAGCATCCATAACTGCTGCACTTAATGTATCTGTTCCACTATCTTGTGTTATAATTACACCTTTATCGCTAAAACTAGTTGCATTTGTTCCTCCCTTTGATACTGTTACTGTATCAGATAATGTTGAACCGGCAGCTGTTACAGTAATATTACTTGTTCCATTAAATGCTACA